CTCCACAAGAGTACATGCAACTATTATATTCAAGGGATTTAACCCGGACGGCAAGCATATAGACGCATTCTGCGCGTTACAGAAAGGTATTTTTATTTCGGGCGAACTGCCTTGGGATAGAGATTTTGAACCAGCTTCTGACGAATGGAAGAAGCGCTTGTTTACTGCTATGACAGAAAAAGGATATGAGTTTGTTGCTAGTAAACTTGAGTTGCGTCCCATCAATAAATCCGCAGAGTGGAGCAAGGAAGATAAGGATGCACTTGCACAAGCAATCATCGCCATTGAAGATATGATTGATGAGGACGACCCCCAAAGGTGCTATGCGGGGCACACCCAATCTTTTATAAAAGTTAAGGAACGTCTCGAATCCCTCCGTCCACAGCCAAAGCGAGAATGGACAAAAGAGGAAAAAAGTAAGTTCGATAGGATTTATCATGTCCTTTCTCTTGCGGCAGATACCCATGCTTTCTCTACGACCAGTAGGCTAATTGGCGATAAAGAAGCCGTTGAACTACAAGACTTCCTTCGTTCAATCGCTTTTCCCAAACATCATTGGAAGCCGACGGAAGAGCAGATGGACGGATTAAAATGGTGGTGTGATTATTTGAAACGGGAAGGATTTGATGCTATGAGATTAGATTCCCTCTATGACGATTTACAAAAACTTTAGCCATGACACAAGAAGAAATTGTCAAGAAAGCCTTCGATGCTTATCCACATAGACCCCAAATGGTGATAATTAATAATGGGTTCGGAAGGACTAGTATTGGTGATCTCAATGATGATAAACGCAAAGGCTACATCAAGGCCCTTACCGAGATAGAATCATTTCCAAAAATTCATGGATGGGTGGCTAGAGATGGCGATGGGACCCTCCGGGTGCATGGAACTAAACCGGATTTTTGCGATATGGGTAATACACCATACGATAGGTTTTGGAGAACAGAAGAAGGATGTGATATCGAACTTCCGAAAGAGTTTTTCGGCGAAATCTTGAATTGTGGAAAACCCGTAGAAGTAGAACTGTTATTTAGGCGAGTATGAAAAAGATAATGTTCAACGACAAGTACGACCTGACCAGGGCCGTACTTGATGGCCGTAAGACCATGACGCGAAGGGTAATTCCAGACAATATTATCGAAGCGGCATGTAGGGATCTCTCGTGGGAAACGGTACACCTTGAGCTAACTCGTAAACAGATGGATTTGCTGATCGACAAGGCTGTTCTGGATCATTCACCAATAAAGGTTGGTGAAATCGTAGCTTTGGCGGAGAGGTACAGCGTACTACATGAACGTCTTAATGACGCCATCCGCAAGAAACGGAAGGACGATTCGCTGGAGGCGTTTCACCGAGCCGGCATCTGTGACACAGACTCCGGGTGGAGCAACAAGATGTTTGTTCGGGCCGAAGTGATGCCCCACCAGATTCGCATCACTGACATCCGCGTCGAGCGGCTACAGGATATTTCGGAAGAAGATTGTCTTAGAGAGGGCATCACCAGAAAATGGCTCGTCCCTGGACGATGGTTCTACTATCTCCCGAATGTTCCAGTAAAGAGCAAAAATGATGTGTATCTCTCGCATGATGAAGCCTTCGCTACGCTTATTGATAAGCTGTCGAGAAAGAAGGTATGGGAGAAAAATCCGTTGGTCTTCGTCTACTCATTTGAATTAGTGAAGTGATATGAAGCAAGTCGGTGACAGTATACAGTGGAACACGAAATCCGGCATAGCGACGGGTATCATAGAGCGTATTCGTCTCCGGGCTAGGTATATTGTGAAGATTGACCATTCGACACAATACATGGATATCATGGAGGATGTCGATCCCTCCGAGCTGAGGTCCGGTGATCCGAATACCGAATTCCTGCAGGTCGTCCAGGAGATGCGCGATGCCCAGAAGCGATACTTCGACACCAGGGATACAACTGCGCTCAATGAGAGCAGGAGGCTAGAAAAGAAGGTCGACGCAATCATTGAGATATTCCAGAAACCTAATCTATTTAGCGAGCACCAGGAATGAGAATCGGCCTCATAGACGTGGATGGGCATAACTTCCCCAACATCCCCCTGATGAAACTCAGTGCCTGGCACAAGCATCATGGGGACACGGTGGAGTGGTATATGCCTTTCGGAGAGCGATACGACCTGGTTTACATGTCGAAGGTCTTCTCATTTACGCCTGACTATGATTTGGCTATTAATGCGGACAACGAATACCGCCGGCTTCAGCGATGGGTTAACAACCGTGCCGTGTTCATGTCGGTGGACTTTTTCGAAGATTATAAAGGATAAAACCATGAAACCACAGAATTACGAATTAATCATTGATAAACTCAGGAAGATTCTTGCGCTTCGCGACGCCGGGCATAAGGGTGAAGCTATTGCCGCTGAAGCTGCGCTGAGTCGCCTCTGTCTGAAATACGGCATTTCCATAGACGAGATCATGGATGCCGGAGAAAAAAAGAAGCGGGTCTACTTCAAGGGTGTGAGTGACAATCATGTCAAAAACATCTTGTTCGCCTGCTATTTCAAGGTCACGAACCAGCCGAGAGTATCATACCACCTTGCCGGACGTGGATGTATCATTTTTGAGCTAACACCATGGCAGGAAGTCGAATTGAAGGAGCTCTTCAATTGTATGCAGAAGGCATATAAGAAAGCTGTAAAGCAGACGATCGAGGACTTCATGGAAGCGTTCATCATCACGAATCACCTCTATTCGGATGCCGCATCAGAGCCAAGCGACAAACCTTTGTCCCCGGAAGAGATGGCCCGCATTCGGAGGATCTTCAATATCTCCATGACCATTGACCCTACTCCGATCCCGAGAAAAATGATTGAAACACGGTAGAGATATGAATAATATCCCCTGGATGAAACTCTACTACTCCCTGCTTGATTGGGAGTGGATCAAGTGCCCGGAAATGGTGTGCTTGTGGATAAATCTGCTTCTTCGTGCCTCCAATACGACACGGAAAGAACGGGGGATGACAATTAGGCGCGGCCAGGTCGTTACATCACGTTCTCAGCTGGCCAAACAATGCGGAATTTCGGAGCAATCTGTACGCACTTGCATCACTCGCTTAATTTCATCCAAGCAGATAACCATATCTTCAACCAAGCAAGCAACCATTATAACTATCTGCAAGTTTGACAAATATCAGCAATCAAACCCAAGCAGGCAACCAACCAACCAACCGAGTAACCAACCAACGACCAACCAACGACCAACCAACGACCAACCAACGAGGCAAAATACACCTTTTTCCTCTCTTCTCCACGAAGAGAGTAAACATATAGAGAGTGGGAGAATAAACGCGCCTGCGCGCGAGGCGAAATCGCCGAAAACCACCCAGGAACCATCGGACGAATTCAAGCATTTTCTTGCGTGGATAGACAAGAATGCGCCGAGCGTCGCTGCGCTGCGCGACCCGTTCACGGAGGATCAGTTCAACCGGCTTCGGGAATCATTCACCGCTGATCAGGTGCGCGATATCCTTCTGCAGATGCATAACCGTCCGGACCTTGCAAAGAAATACCGTTCCGCTTACCTTACGGCGCTGAACTGGCTCAAACGAAACAATAACAACCATGGACACACTACAGTCAATCGTAAACAAGACGTTCCATTCGGAAGCGCCGAAAGCTACGGAGAAAGCACGATTTAAGCTGTCTGCCGGGCACAGGAAGCTATTCCAGGCATCGATGACGCTTTCCGCTGTCGAGCAATGTACGAAGCGCGGAATGCCCATCGACCGGCGAGCCCTGGATGCCAACTGCAAGAGCATTGCCCGCTGGGCGACCAGCGATGATACCAAACAGTCGCTTATCATGACCGGATACCCAGGAACCGGCAAGACGACGATGCTTGATGCGATGGCAGCTACGTTCCGGCAACTGCAGGTGCCGTTCCACCGGTTCAACGCGACAGACCTCCCGGATATCATGCTTGAATCTCCGGAATTGTTTCGCGACAGGATTCTGCACGGTCGCTGGACTGACTATCTCCTGATAGACGATATCGGCGAAGAGCCGGCGTATGTCATGGACTATGGTCGCCAGCTCCCGCTATTCTCAAAGATTGTGGCCGAACGCTACGCTCGGATGTTGCCCCTGGTCATTACGACCAATCTGACACGTGAGCAGATTCGGACAACATACGGTGAGCGGACCGCCGACCGGCTTCATGAGCTGGCCGAATTCCTCACGTTCAATGGATCAAGCTATAGGCAATGAATGTGGCAAAATGATAACCAGTAAAATAATCACAAAAATGAAAACAACAGATATCGCGAAACTGTACGAATCACTCAAAAGCATGTACCCTAATAAAGAGTTCTCTATCATTATCCGGCGCGAACCCGCCGTACCGGATATGCAAGATAGGATCGAACTGGAAACCGGAGTGATGGACGATGATCCAAAGAAGGATACCTATGCCTTCGGAATTCTCCAGTACCTTAACGATCAAGATACTGGAATAGAAAAAGCCATGGCGATCGCCAGGGAAGTCCTTAAAGAAGTCGAAGTATGCCATTATTGCGGAAAGATTATCCCTGAGAGAATTAAAGGAGAAAGAATCTGCGTGCAATGTAAACGTGAACGCGAAAGTCTTCGCAACTATCTGAAACGTAAACCATATCGCATCAAAATAGTCCAGTCGATGCTCCCTCGTTACATCAATGCCAACGATTAAAAAATCACAGCACCGGCCCTGGATGCCGGAACGTGTTCCGTTCGGTAGGCGCGAGAATCCGAACCGATCCTTCTATGCGTCGGCCGCTTGGAAGCAAGCCAGGAAGCACTATATCGATCTCCACCCGATTTGCGAAATCTGCCACCGGGCTGTATCGACGGTGGTGGACCACATCAAGCCGATCAACCAGGGCGGAGCGCCGCTCGATGAAAACAACTTCCAGGCGCTCTGCAGTTCGTGTCACAACAAGAAATCCGGCCATGAATCAAGAAAACCAAAAGCCGAAAGGTAAGCTCGACGCTGCCATCTCTGAGTGGCTCGACGGGCTGTCCTGCATGGACTCATCCAAGAATACCTATATCCGGGTGCTTCGGTCATGGAACAAATGGCTTATGAACAACAAGCACTATAATGCCATGGGAGCCACCAGATTCGATGTCCATGAATTCCGGGATAATCTCATAAAGACGAAAGAACCACACACCGTATGCCATTACCTGAGCGTTCTCCGGATGTTCTATCGCTTCCTGAGCATCAATTACGGAAAGACCGATATCATGACCGGTATTCGCGGTGTCAAGCGTCAGAAGTATGGCCATAAGCAGACCCTTTCTGATGAGCGTCTTATCAAGCTGTTCGGCTCGATAGATCGCACTACCGAGATAGGGTGCCGTGATTACCTGGTCCTGATGCTCATGGTACGCGCCGGGCTCCGACGGATGGAGATATCGCTACTGGATGCCGGTGACATGGTGATGATGGAGGGAACCGCATCGCTCCGCCTGCAGAGGAAAGGTCATATAACGAAAGATTCGATGATTCCAATTGCTGATGATGTCCGTGATGCAATCCTGGAATATGAGAAATGGCGGAAGCCGAAGAAAGGCGAACCGCTGATACTGACTAATTACAACCGGAATGCGCCAGGCCGGATCGGTCCGGAAGGTATCAGCGAGATAGCCAAGAGGCGGATGACCAAAGCCGGCATTATCGGAGATGGCCTTAGTGCTCATTCCCTTCGCCATACCTTCGGGTGCATGCTGGTGGACGCCGGTACACCGATGGATGAGGTTCAGGCGCTCATGGGTCACAGCTCCATTGACGCAACCATGATCTATGTGAGAATGGCCGCTGATCGGAAACTGTTTCGTAATAATCCGGCTAATCGGTTCCGGCTTCCAGGAAAGCCAAACTAATTGATAATCAGATATGTAGTGATGGCGAAAAATTCAGATGGAAATACGATGTCGGAAAAATCGGTGCAAAAACGCGCAACCGATTGTATATCAGTGCATAAAGGGAGGGGGAGTCAAAAACTTTTTTTGTTTGGCCAGATGACCGCCCACAAATCGAAAACACACACGTGCAAAATTCGCGATGGGAAGGAATAAGATACCGGATGAGGTAAAGAAGCGGCGCGGCACCCTTCAGCCATGCCGGGCAAGCAAAAACAGCCTGCCGGCGACCGGTGATTTCGAACTGAAGCCGCCGGCCTGGTTGACGAAGCCGGAAAAGAAGGCTTTCAAAGTCGCCGCCGATATCCTTTCGGCCTGGGGAATCCTCACGCCGGCCGATGAGGGTGTGCTGACGATGTATGTCGTCTCGCTCGCCAGGTGGAAGGAGGCAGAAGAGCATATCCGGGCTGAAGGGATGTTCATCTCGACAACAGTTTTTGATAAACTTGGATTCCCGCATCTCGTCGAGACGGAAAATCCGTGGTATGCGAAATCCATTGACCAGATGAAAGCCTCCCTGAAGATTCAGCAGCAGCTTGGCTTCAGTCCGAATGCCCGTGCCAAGATTCTCTCAATGATCAGTAAGGACGAAGAAGAGAAAGACGATTTCAGTGAATTCGAACAATGACGTCTGAGGAATACATAGACGGCGTACTGAACGGCCAAATCGTTGTCGGCTCCCTGATGCGGAAGGCGGTCGAACGACATGTCTCTGACCTTGGCCGGCAGTTTGAGACCGGCATGTATTTCGACAAGGCAGCTGGCCAGCGTGCGGTCAAGTTCATCGAGCGGCTCAAGCACACCAAGGGAAAATGGGCCGGCCAGCCGTTCCGTCTGGAGGGGTGGGAGAAATTCATCGTGGAGAGCATCTTCGGATGGAAGCGCCCTGACGGTACCAGGCGATTCCGGAAGGCGTACGTGGAAGAGGCGCGAAAGAACGGAAAGACAGCTCTCGCCGCCGGCATATCCCTATATATGCTAGTTGCCGATGGGGAACCACGCGCGGAGGTATATTCCGTGGCCGCCGTCCGTGATCAGGCGAAGATCTGCTTTAGCGACGCAAAGCAGGCCGTCTTGAACTCGGACTTGAAAAAGCGGGTGTCGGTCTACGCGAATTCCCTGGTGGTCGAGACCACCGCGTCGACCTATCGCGCCCTTTCGTCGGATGCCGGCATCCACGACGGCTACTCGCCCAGCTGCGTAGTCGTGGATGAATACCATGCCCACCCGAATAACGCCATGTTCGATGTCATGGTTTCGGGCATGGGCGCCAGGCGCCAGCCGCTGATGTTCATCATCACGACCGCCGGATTCAACCGCCACTATCCATGCTACAATTTCCGAAAGAACGCCGTGAACATCCTGAACGGAGTCGCGGAGGATGATTCGCTCTTCGTGGCTATCTTCGCCATGGACGACGATGATGATTGGGATGATCCGGCCAATTGGATCAAGGCGAATCCGAACCTCGGCGTCTCTATCGAAGTGGATTTCATCAAAGAGCAGGTCGCTGATGCCAAAAACCGTCCGGAAGCGGTTCGGAATGTCAAGACGAAGCATCTGAACATGTGGGTGGACGCCGAGAAGACCTGGATTTTAGATGAGAAATGGCAGCTTTGCCATGGCGATACGGCTGCAGATGACCTGAAGGGATGCACCTGCTGGGGTGGTCTCGACCTGTCGAATACCAGCGATATCACGGCCTTTACCCTCGTATTCAACGAAAACGAAAGAGTCCAGGTATTATGTTTCTTCTGGATACCGGAAGAGTCGCTGGCGGATAAGATAAAGCAGAGCAACGCATCGTTCGGCGCCTGGGCGGATGCCGGATTTGTGACAGTCACGCCAGGTAACGTGACGGACTATGACTACATCGAGGCTGATATTCTCAAGCTGTGCGAAATTTATGATGTCCGCGCGGTCGCATACGACCGCTGGAATGCCTCCCAGGCGGTAATTCATCTGCAGTCCGAGGGTTTGGATATGTCCCCGTTTGGCCAGGGATACGGATCGATGTCCACTCCGACGAAGGAGCTTGAGCGCCTTGTGCTTACCAGGCTGCTTGAGCATTTCGGCAACCCCATCCTCCGATGGATGATGGCATCCGTGGCCATCACCACCGATCCGGCCGGGAACATCAAGCCGGATAAATCCAAGAGCAGCCAGAAGATTGACGGCGTGGTCTCCACAATTATGGGAATCGGCCAGATGATGACCGACCAGGCCGGTGATGACAAGAATCCATACGCATCAAGAGGGATGCGCTCACTATGATGGTCAGATATATCGAAGAAGAGGACCTGAAGGTCCTGACGGAAGAAGGTTTCGTCGAACGGTACGAGAAAGAGTGCCGGAAAGGAATCACGTACAAAGCGGCCTACGAGAATGTCGAAGCTGTGTATGTAAGTATCGTCGGTAAACGCCGTTACCGATCTCCGAACGCCTTCCGGCAGATGATCTATCGCCGCCGCAAAAAAACATTCTCACCCAAGTTGTAACGTTTGTTACATACCTGCGTTTGTTTTTTATAAATTTTTGCACCCGTAGAATTGATTTTCTATGGGTGTTTTTACGATTTTCAACAGAGACAAGCGCGCTGTCGACAGAAAAGTGACTGTGCAGCCGGAAGATATCGACAATCTCGACCGGGCCGTCAGTCAGGTACTAGCGCCTCCCGGGAATGCTCCCCGGGCGGTTACGGTCGACAGCGCGATGGGTCTCGCGACCGTATGGGCATGTATCCAGCTCATCGGTAATTCGGTCGGCATCCTGCCTCTTCACCTGTACCGGCGCACGGATGCTGGCCGCGAGAAGGTGAAAGGCCATGCCGCCATGTCACTCCTTGCGGAACCTTCCGAATACTGGAACCGCTTCGACCTGCTTCAATGGCTGATGACCGGCGCTTTGTCGAAAGGTAACGGCTATTGCCGCATCTATCGTGACCGCGACTTCAATCCTGTTAGCCTGGGATATCTCAAGAGCGACGACGTAACCCCCTATTTCGACCAGAACACGGGCCATCTCCATTACCGTGCCGGAAACGAGGTGCTGATGCCCTTCGAAATCATCCATATCAAGGGCCTTGGTACGGACCCCATCAAAGGGAAATCGCCCATCGCCGTACACCGTGAGAATCTCGCGCTGGCGCTGGAAGCGCAGACCTATGGCGAGAGTTTCTTTTCCAAGGGCGGTAACGTCGAATCGGTCTTTGAGTATCCGTCCGCTCTCAATGAGAAGCAATACAATCGCCTGAAGAGCGATATCAATATGCAGGTTGCAGGCATGAATAACGCACATGCCCCACTCCTTCTGGAAGGTGGCATGAAATACAACCGCATCAACATCCCTCTTGAGGATGCCCAATTCATCCAGACGCGCAAGTATCAGAGGAGCGAGATTGCCGCCATCTTTGGCGTTCCGCCGCACATGGTCGGTGATCTGGATAAGGCGACGTACAACAATACCGAACTTATGGGTATCGAGTATGTGACCTATACGCTCATGCCGTGGCTCGTGAAGATTCAGGCGGAGTTTGCGCGGAAGCTGCTGCGTGAGGACGAAAAGGAATCCCTGTATTTCGCCTTCCAGCCGAACGGTCTGATGCGCGGTGACTCCAAGAGCCGCAGCGAATTCTATAAGAACATGTCGCTCATTGGTGCCATGAACGCCAATGAGATTCGTGAGCTTGAGGATATGAACTCCTACCCTGGCGGTGACAAATACTTTATCCAGCTGAACATGCAGGATGCCGATAAGGTCGGTGAGTCGAACGAAAACAAAGGTCAAAACAATGAATAAGGAAAAACAAATTGATGATGGCCGCAAAGAGTTGCGGGTGATAACCATCCCCGTTGCGCTTGAGAAGCGCGACGATGGTCAGGAATCCCGTAAGATAAGCGGCTATGCCGCCGTTTTTGAGCAGAAAACGAAGATCGGCAGCTGGTATGAAGAGCAAATTGCCCGTGGCGCTTTCAACGATTGCGAATTCAAGCGCTGCGTGCTGAACTTCAACCATAACGACAGCAATCTCCTTGCACGCGTCTCTTCCGGAACTCTGAAGCTGGAAGTAGACGAAAAGGGTCTCAAGTTCGAAGCGGAACTCCCGAACACCACCCTCGGTAACGATATCCTTGAACTCATCCGCCGTGGTGATATCGCCGGTTGCTCCTTCGCCTTCGTGGTCAGGAAGTCTTCCTGGACGTGGCTTAGCGATGAAGACCCGGCCCAGCTGGACCAGCGCGAGATACTGGAGATATCCGAGGTGTTCGATGTCTCGGTTGTCACTCACCCGGCTTACGAGCAGACCTCCGTGTCAGCCCGTAGTGCCGAGGAGGACCGCGATGCACACCGCGAAGCCAAGAATGCGGCGCTCGCCGAGTCGCAGCGTCGTGAACGTGAATTCCAATTACTCACAATCCATAATTGCCATGCTTAAAAAACTCATCGAGAAGCGTGCTAAACTGTACGCACAGATTGTCGAGCAGCGCGATAAGCTGAACGGCAAAACCGCATCTGCGGAAGAGCAGGCCGCCTGGGACAAGCTGATGACCGACTATCGCAACGTCGAGGCGGAGATCATCATCGAGGAGCGCCGGCTTGAAACCGAGCGCCTCAGCTCCCAGAACGCCAACCAGGAGAACGAGCGCCGCGATGCCCGCGAACGCGAAATCTTCCGGAACATCCTCCTTCACGGTAATATGGCTCTCAGCCAGCTGACCCCCGAGGAGCGAACCACCATCACCGGCACTTCCGGCACGAACCTGATGCCGAAGTCTATCGCTGACAAAATCGAAATCGCGATGCTGGCTGCCGGCGGCATCATGGAGGTCGCCGACGTGATCCGCACAACCCGTGGCGAGGATCTCGGTATCCCGACCCTGAATGACACCAGCCGTAAGGCAACCATCGTTTCGGAGTATTCCGACGTGTCGCTGGCGGCTCTGACCTTCTCGCAGGTAGTGCTGAAGGCGTTCACCTACCGTACGCCTATCATGCCCATCTCCTGGGAGCTCCTTCAGGATAGCCAGTTCGACCTGGAAGCTCTCCTGGTTGACCAGCTCGGCGAATCGTTCAACCGTGCGCTGAACGACCACTTCACGAACGCCGCCTACAATGCCACCACCACCCCGCGTGGTATCGTGAGTGCTGCCAACAACGTCGCCGGTGCCGCCACCGGAAGTATCTCCGCCGATGACCTCCTGAACCTCATGGGTGGCGTCAACGCTGCCTACTGGAAGAATGCGAAGTTCATGTTCAACCAGACTACCTTGATCCACATCATGAAGCTCAAGGACGAAGAAGGCCGCTATATCTGGAATCCGGATATGGCCGGTGGTGCCCGTGCCAGCATCTTCGGTTTCGGCTACCAGCTGAACCCCGACATGGAGGACATCGCCGCCACGAAGAACCCGGTCATCTTCGGCGACTTCAAGAAATACAAGGTGCGCATCGTGCGCGGCGTGAACTACATGCGCCTGAACGAACTGCTCGCCCAGAACGGCGCCGTGGGCTTCCTCGGCTTCTGCCGTGCTGACGGTGCCCTTGTAGACGCCGGTACGCACCCCGTGTCCAAACTCACCGTAACCGCCGCTGCTCAGTAATCATGTACGCTTTCAAGAGGATTAGGGGCGAATATGCGCCTGTTACGCTCGATGATATCAAAGAGTGGAACTATATCGAGGATAATCACTTCGACAATAAGCTCCGCGCCTGCGTCGCTGCAGGCGTGGCACAGGTCGAGTCGTTCATCAACGGCATAGTATGGCCCAGCAAATTCGTCCTTTCCCTTGATCGCGTGGAGCATGTTATCCCCTTCCGGGAATATCCGGTCCAGTCGATTACGGTCACTGTCGACGGTGAACAGATTGATGATTCACTCGTTTCGTATGACGGCAACCTGATAAGGATTGCCGGTTCCGTGACGGGTGAGCGTATGGAAGTCTCCGTCGAGGCGGGTAACGAAGAGGTCGAAGACGATATCAAAGCAGCTATCAAGCTGATCGCCTCCGAGCTCTTCCGCAACCCGACCGATAGCGTGAAGCAGCTGCCGACCACATCGCAGCAGATTCTCAAACCTTACAGGAGGGCAAACATCTGATGAACGTCGAATTTATCAATCCAGGCGACCTTGATCGCAGAATCAAGATTATCCGGCCCTATCGGTCCTATGGAGCGGAAGGACAGGAAATCGTTGACCGTCGCGTGATAGCTGAGCGCTGGGCGTCGGTGGATGTCGACGCGAGCGATGAGGACCTGGAGGATGGAAACGTCCGCTCCGTCCATTGGCTCGACATCACGATGTACCAACTTCCGATAATGATGACCGGCGATGAGCTGGAATATGATGGCCGGCGATACAACATCACCTCCATCAACGAAGTCCGGCTTACGCCGTTCATCAAGGTGAGGGCCCGGGAGGTGCTCCGGTATGATTAGGCAAAAGATCACATCCGCTGTCAGTCCGATATGCCAGATATTCGCCTCGGACGCCAAGACGCACAAAGCTCCGTATGCGACCTATTCGCTTAGCGAAGAGACGCTATACGACAAGGATGGCCCGACGGCTATCCGGGCGGAGGTGGAAATCCTGGTGGTCGCAACGAATTATGACACGGCCGCTAGCATAGCGGATCAGGTTATTGGTGCTATCGGGGCCTTACGGTCCGAGATGCTCGTAAAGCTGCAGAACCGCGAACCCTACGAATCGACCGATGCGGCGCTTTTCGCCGTTGGATTGACGTACGAGATAACCGAGGAGATTCAATAATGGCCAAAATCGAAGGTACATACGAATTCACTCAGTTTCTGAAGCGCTATCCCCTGGAGTGCAACAAGATTATCCTGAAAGCGCTCCGGGCATCGGGTCGGCCGCTTGCAGACGCTATCCGTCGCGGAGTCCCTGTCGACAAAAATGGCCATCGCATCGACCGCTGGAAAAAGATGGTCGGTGTGAAGGCCAAGCAGTCGAAGGAATCCGGCCGGCTCTACATGACCGCAGGGTACCGGGACAACGGCAAGACATCAGAGCATGAGAACGAAAAGCAAAAGGCCGGTAAGAAGAAATACGCCATCAGGGAGTGGACGAAAGCCTACTGGATGAACAACGGAACGCTTCGCCGCCGTGATCCGAGCCATGAATTCCGCTACGGCATTCGCGCCCGGAGTAAGAATAACCGGAACCAGGAAGGTCAGCCGCACAAGAACTTCTACGAAGAATCTGTCAAGGGGATGGAGCCGAAGGTGAAACAGGCTTTTATCCGTTCCATTGAGAAACAACACGAACAATTAATCAAACTAAACGCTAGATAGCCATGACGAAACTTATTGGTTACAACTTTTTCATCCAGTACGGAGGGA